AATTCTGAAGAAATCACCACGTTTAGCAAGAGCTATCAGGTTTTCCCTACAGTAAACTTCATCTATTCCAATTTCATCTGATTCATAATGACTAAATAATTCTAACGAAATATCTAGACATTTATCGACTTCTTCTAATGTTCTTATTTTATCTATTAATATCATATATAATATATTACCTAGGGGAGCTTAGGATCTCTCTTTAGCGTCCCCTGGTAAATTGATTAATTAGGCTTGGTTGGCCAAATAACATTTAGAGGATATCCTGATTGATTAGTAATATCTCTAAGTTCTTGACGATATGCAGCCCAAGCTGTTTGTTTTTCTGTAGTTAATGGATTATTTGGAAGTTGAGTCCAATCCGTATTAATTAAAAAGTTTTTTCTTTTTGTTAATACATCATTTGTAATCCGTCTAATATCTTCAGACCAAGTTTTAGTCTCGTAGTCAAATAAAGGATATGTGTAAGTATGAGTAGGGAAAACAATAGGTGTTCCATTATCAATATAATACTCTGTACCGCTATACTCTCCTTCAATATAAGAATAAGAAGGATCTAATATTTGTTGAGTAATATCAGGACAATCTCTGATACTAATGATCTGACCAGATTCAAGATTGTATATAGTATATTTCATCGTTTAAGCTCCGTAACATAAAGCACAGGAAAGTAAATACCTGCACTAAAAGCTATTTGGTAGTTGCCATCAAAACTAGGATTTTGCATTTCAAATACATAATTGTAATTTCCAGGAGTTAAGTTTTTATCTGCAAAAGTCATATTTGGATCGCCTGAAGGTTTTTCATACACTATTACACCATTACGTCTTAGTCGGAAAGCAGGTATATATCTAAGATTATTATTTTCATCAAAGTATTCACCAATTATGGCAGTACCAGCAGTTATAATAACTATAGTTGCACTATCAGCAGTTATATACGCTGAAACGTTAGCTACGGGCTGCCACGTATTACCATAACTAACTAATAAATACTTAGATCCATTATAACTATCAATAAGAGTATTTGAGACAGCATTAAGATTAATATTACTAGTAGCTACCACATTACCGTTTAAACTCATCTGAGCCCCATTATAACTAATATTGGTAGACGAGTTGCCTAAGGCAAAAGTACCATCACTATTTAATTTAGCTCCTGATCCAGACATTGTTGAGCCAGATACAGCAGGAGAAGAACCTACCTGAAGACTATTTGTAAATACTGTACCACTATTAACCTTATCAGCTGTAATCGTATTAGCTGCAATTTTACTTGCATCAATAGTTCCAGCACCAATATTTCCAGCAGTCAATACTCCAATCTGAGCAGTACCAATAGCAGCACCTGATATATACGTTGAAATATTAGCACTTGTAATTTGGTTGAGAGTTGCAAAAGCACCAGCACCAAGAGTACCTAATGTTACACTACTATTGAGAATACCTGCAGGGGCATTTGTTAAATCTGTTTTAACAGCACCTAAACCACTAGCAGTAACCGTACCACCACCAGCACCTGACAATACACCAGTACTGCTTATGGTAATTGCACTATTAGCAACTGCAGTTCCTGATCCAGCACCAATACCAGTAATATTATTACCTGTTATAGTAATGTTGTCATTCTTAATTCCTGCAGGTGCATTACTAAGGTTTGTATGAACAGCGCTAATACCTGCTGCTGTAACTGTACCACCTCCAGCACCATATAGAGTACCATCTGCTGCAATAGAAATAGCATTATTAGCTACAGCAGTTCCTGTTCCAGTACCAATACCATTAATAGCACCGCCTGAAATGGTAATAGAACTATTAGCAACAGTAGTGTTATTACCAGTACCAATACCTGTGATATTACCTGCAGAGATTGCAATATTATCATTCTTAATTGCAGCAGGAGCATTTGTCAAATTAGTATGAACAGCACTAATACCTACAGCAGTAACTGTGCCACCACCTGCTCCAGATAAAACCCCATCACTTCCAATTGAAATAGCATTATTTGCGACTGCTGTACCAGAACCTGTACCTATACCATTAATAGCTCCAGCTGAGATTGTAATTGCTGAATTGGCTACTGTAGTATTATTACCTGCACCAATACCTGTAATATTTCCACTAGAAATAGCGATAGCACTATTAGCAACAACAGTTCCTGAACCAGTCCCAATACCAGATAAAGCTCCACCAACAATATTAATTTCGTTATTAGCAACTACCGTGCCAGTACCAGTACCGATACCATTAATTGAACCATTAGAAATAGTAATTGATGAGTTAGCAACAGTTGTACCTGAACCTGTACCAATACCACTAATAGCACCGCCTGAAATAGTAATTTGACTATTAGCAACTGTTGTACCTGCACCAGTAGAAGTACCCCGGATTACACCTGAACCATCTACATAGGTATTGTTAGCTGATAAAATCCAACTACCAGAAATCTTCTGATATAATTGAAACGTATCTGTTGCATAAAAGATATCACCGTCCGTACCAGCAGGTCTAGATGTAAATACACCTTGTGTAAATATATTTTTAGTTGCGTCCAATGCACCAGAGTAACCAAGACCAGTAATTGACACTGATCCTCCCCCTGCATTATTAAGCGTACCATTACTACTTAATGTAATATTACTATTTAATATTCCAGTTGGAGCATTAGTAAGGTTGGTATGGACAGCGCTAATACCAGTTGCGGTAACAGTACCACCACCTGCACCAGACAATGTGCCATTTGAGCCAATAGAGATATTACTGTTTAACCATCCAGAAGAAGCTGTAATTCTAGAGTAGTCAAGATTAGTTCCTGAACCAAAGATTACATTTCCTGCTGAATCTTTAATAGTAAGATTACGTGTATCAATATTGCTTGGTACTACAACTTGACCATTAAGCGTTATTGTACTACCATTATATGTAATATTATTAGTAGTATTACCAACAGCAAATTGACCATTTGAATATACAACTGCACCAGCCCCAGTCATTGTAGTACCACTAATTTCAGCTGTACTTGACTTGATTGTACCAGACACAGTTAAACTACCAGTGTTAGTAGTAATAGCAGATAAGCTACCTACTTTTAGAGCAGATAAATATGGTACATTCCAAACAGTATTGCCTGTTGCTGGATCGTAGATACCATCAGATTGATAGACAGATTCACCAGCACCAATAGCTGGAGGAGTACCCTGCCATACAGTATCAGCACCCCATGATGCATTTGCAGGATACGAACTACTACCAGATGTAGTAATAGTAGATGGTGTAGATGCTAAAGAGGTTAACGCTGTTTTAGTATAACATATTCTAGCTGAAGCGCCTTGTTGTCCATTTGATCCATTAGAGCCATTCGTTCCATTGGTGCCATTAGTTCCATTTGTACCTGCATAACCTGAAGCAATAATACTAGCGGTTGTCCAATTTATTGAAGTAGTAGCAGTTGTAGCACTATCAGAAATAGTTACAACAGCAGCCCACAACGTATATCCTGCACTTGGTGCAGAAGTAATTGATTGACTCCAGCCAGAGGGTGTAGGTGTAAAACTGTTAGTAGCCCACGTATATGTAGAATTTCCTACTGGAGCGCTAGGTAGTGTTGCTGCCCATTGATAAACAGTTGGTTTAGCAACCTGTAAGCCATTAGCGCCAGCAGCTCCTGTTGAACCAGTAGCACCAGTAGCACCTGTTGCTCCATTTATTGTTACGGAAGATACTGTATATCCACTTGCCCAAGATACTGTTGTAGTGGCAGTGCCACCAGTAGCCGAAATAGATTTTACAGCTGTCCAAAGTTGAATTTGAGGTGTTCCTGGATTTGTTGGAATAGTTACCGACCATGAACCACCGCCTGTATAACCCGCATTAGATGCGCTAGTCCATGTATAGGTACTTTCGCCACTAGGATTACTAGGTGTACTTGTTGACCATTGATACAATGTTACTGTAGCATATTGATTACCGTTTGTACCAGGAGTTCCAGGAGTACCGGGAGTACCTGGAGTTCCAGTTGCGCCAGTAATAGCTTTAGCAAGAGAAATCGTCTTAGTTATTGTTTGAGAATCAAATGTTACAGAGACAACAATACTTGCGTATAATGCACTAATAGCAGATATTGTAATCACTCCATTTGAGATAGTGGAGGTGCAACCCGTATTAGCTACACTATAGGTAATTCCTGAAGTAATTAAATCAAGACCCTTATATAAATAAACATTTGCTGTCTTTGGCAGTTGTCCTGTTAATGGAATACCATCTTTATCACAACTGAAGACTAAAGAATCATTTGATAATACTACTGCATACGGGGACACAATAACTGCAGGAGTAAAAGTTACTACCGCAGTAGTTGCCATATTAGATAATCTACCTGCTTTAGATAATGCTCTAACACCAAAAATTGTTTTATCAATTGTTAATGGGGGTAAATTAAAAGTAGTGTCTGTAGTTCTACCTAATTCGGTCCAAATAATTTCTTGGTTTGTATCTATATTTCCTGGAATATAGTAATAGGTAATATACGTATCTAATGCGCTTGTATCTACTCCAGTCCAACTTAATTTTCCTGAAGAATTTAGAATTTCAGTTTCTTGTTGCGTATATGATAAATTTGTAGGTGTACCAAATACAAAACTATAGACATTAGGCGTTCTGATATATTCGTTATCATTAACATTCCATGCTAGTTGACTAGAATCAAACCTAGTAGCACTAACTTCACATACTGATTCTTCAGTGATTTTTACTTCATTTACTCGTAAATAAAGATCACTACCTACTCCTAAGTTTAAAGTAGGACTATTTAATTTTATAAAGTCACCAGGCTCTAAGAACTTATCTTTAATTACATACTTGAATTGTATACCAAAAGCACTACGGCTAACACGAACTAATTCTTCTGCCTTTGCTAATGCATGGTAATAGTCTGTAATACCATCAGCAAAGATATCTGTTTCTAGTTCTAAACCATTATCTTCTTCTTTCATTGCAGTATAAATAGCTGCATCATTTACAATAGTTAAGAAGCTAGTATAATTTTCAGATCTAGTTGTCCAGTAAATAAACGAGCCTTTACTAATTTTAACAGCAACACCTTTAGCTCCAACATTATCATCAGTACCTTGTACTCTAATACGGTATTCAGTATTAGCAGTTAAACTGAAAGAACCTGTGTTAGTTGTGTTCCAATTATAGTGACTCCCAGAAAATACTGGAGAACCAGCTGCTGTAGTTATTGTAATAATACAACTATTATCACCTGTGTATTCTATATTAAAAGTACCAGATTCTTTTACAAAGAATTTCCATGTCTGATCAAAGGTAGAACCTGAACCAGACCATACTGCATACTTTTTGAGAAGATTACCACCAGTATTATCTGGCCAATCTTTATCTTCTGCAACTGGATACTTAAATCCACCAATACCTCTTAAAGAAGTACCAGAAACCTTTGGAGGCCATGATACTGTATCTTCTTTAAAGTTTTCAGATTCATTGTGAAATCTTACAATACACTGGTTTAATCTTTCGCTAGACGTTGGCCAATTAATGTTAACAGTATTATCTAATATTAAATCAGAATCTGTTAAACTTGCAGCAACAACTACCGACGCATTATCTGCAGGGTATTGCAGATTAAGCTTATATTTTCCAGCTGACCACACTAGTCTAGCATCACCCATTGTAGAAAGAATAGCTTCTACATTTTCTCTTAGTGGCTTTTGTGTATCAATAATTGCATTGCATTCATACAATCTTACATCTCTAGTGGCAGATAATGGAGTTATACCTTCTGCACCAGTACCTCCATTTGTAGGGAAGTAAACTTTACCACCAACAAGAGCGTCTTGTAGTACTACTTGATCACAGGTTACTTTTGCATTGTAGAAAGATTCTAGATCTACTAATGAAACATCCATTCCTTTACCAGAAGTTTTATCGAGTAAATAGTCTAGTAGGCACAATGCAGAGTTATTAGAGTAGGATAATGTAGATGTTAAAGCATAAGTGTAGTTACCTACAGTACCAGATCTAACAATATCTTTTATCTTCTTGCCTTCAATAAAGAATTGTAACATAGGTACACCACTAAATGCAGGATTATCCCTATCTAATTTTACTACAACAGAGGCATATGCCACACCTACACTATTCTTTATTTGTGTAAATACAGAATTAACCCTTTCAGGATGATTAGCCGCCATTACACTGTCTGCAATAGGAGAGTCACCATAATGTAAATCAATACGAGTTCCTGAATTTAGTTTACTTTCTGTATAAATATTTGGGTTTTCAGCATCCCCGTTATCATATGTAATAGTAGTTGATGAGTTTAAGTCTGGATCATCTGAGTAACGAGATTCATCATATACTACATCATAAACATTACTAATTGGACCTTGGCATAATGCTTGCTGGAAGAATAAAAATTCGTTGTTCTTTCCATTTATATTAGTATTAAATTCAGGATTAGTAATTACTTTATCACTATTAGGAGTAGCATAAACATAATTGTTACCAGTATTATGGTAAGATCTAACTCCACCAATTTTTGCTCTACCATATACAATAGGTAGATTCACACCTTCACCCTCTACTACAACCTCATAACCTTTTCTAGCATCTGCAGCTGCCTGAGCTGCCTTCTTCATTTTCCTTGCTTGAGTAACTTGGTAGGTAATAGAAGCTAATGTAACCCAAGTCTGCCATGCTATTTCTGGTAGCGTTGCCGCCATCCATGCTGCTAGTTCAAGTCCCATTATACTTTCCCCCACTTAAGCTGTAGAACTCCGGAGCCTTCGTAAATTTGATCAAAGGCCGTATCTGAAGAGTCTCTAGATGCTGCTGCATCTTTTGTTGTATAAAAAGGTTTAGTCATATCTAAGTCATTCATTGGGCTTGAGCATCCAATGTTTAAAAGAACTTCACCCATTGCTGCGGTGTTTACACTATAGTCTGTAGAATCAATTGCTCCACGATAGACTGTAATAATATTTGAAACATCAGTCTCTACTTGTTTAGTCGTTTGGTTTACAAAGCCTAGCTTTACATCTACAATTTTACCTATTAATCCAGAGTCAATAGTTGTACCAAATGTAAATGAAGGGTCTGCAAAACTAATGTTAAACAATTCTCTATCCACAGTAGAAGACAATTTAGGTGCATCAATCTTAACAATTTTACCATCACCTAAATAAGTTGCAACTGGTGTTGCACCATTATAAGTTGTTAAATCCCTAAAGTAAGTAGAGGTCTTATAAGAATTAGTAGGAGACATTATCACCTCTACCAAATAAAAAGCCTCTATTACTGGTTGTGCCAATATATCTTGGACTGTTTGACTGAATTTTATCATAATTTTTCCAATAACTTTATCTGTCCTGTATCCATCAAGATACCATCACTATAAACCATTCCTGTTACTACATCTGTATCGTATAAACATTGCATCTGAACATTATCGTTGTAAGTCATATTGCCTGTTACATTTGATACAAGAGCGGGAAATAGCGTTAATACGCCATTACCAACTAAATTAGAGGTAGTCATATAAACTTTAGAATGATTTGAAAACTTTACAAATGTACCTTTAGGTATTAAACCAGAAAGTCCACTTGATATAACAACTTGGCTTGCTCCAGCTACACCCGAAACTACAGGAGTTCCAGTAGCTGTTCTAGCTTTAATAACTCCATAATTTTGGGGCACAATTACTGTCACTGTTTCAGAATAACCCTTAGTCACTAAATTAACCATTAGGTCTTGAGCATCAGTCGTAAGAGGCTCAAGGCCAGCGTCGATTTCCCAACGTTGAGCACTCCTACGGCTAATAAATCGTTTTAGTGATAGGGTATCTGAAACGAAGACTGGTTGATTGCTTCTAATTGTCAGCGGTGCTGTAAACTGTGCAATCACCTCTCCATTTTCATAGATACCATACATAATTTTACCTTAATCCTTTCTCTCTATTGTGGGAGTTAACCCCCTCAGCAATAGATGGGAGCATTCTATAAATTTCCGATTTTGTTTGACGACTAATATCGCCTGTAATATTAACATTAATTACTTGTTGATTTTGATTAGACATTGCAGAGGCAATTCTAGCCTGTTGAGCTTCATTTAAAACAATTTCACCAGCATGAGCAAGTACTGGAGTAGCACTACCCATATTACCAGGAATAACACCTCCTGAAGCAAATCCAGGCAAGGCACTAAATATAGAACCAAGACTAGAGAAACCTTTACTAAAGAAATCTCCAATACCGTTTCCAAATCCTTTTAGCTTATCCCACATACCTGAGAGCATTCCGCCTCCATTAAGAGCATCTTTAACTCCGGCTACAACAGACACATACATTGGTTTTAGTGGAGAAGAACCGACTGTACCAAAGATATCTGCACCCAATGTATCACCTAGAGTTTTACTAATATCCTTAAATAAGAAGTCGCCTAATTGATTAGAGAAGTTATCTACAACCGTATTACTAAAAGCATCAAAGAATGCTTTACCAGCATTATCTTTACCTTTTAAGATATCAGAAATTAGAGTCTTTCCTTGACCTAAGAAAGCTTGTTGTAATGATTGTTGACGAGATCTTTCGTCAGTAATTTGCTTTTCCTGTTCGATCAATACAGCTCTTCTAGCAATTAGCCCTTGTAGGGTTTCACCTTCAAGTAATTGATTATTACTAATTTTCTCATTTAGTTTGTCTAATTCAATTCTATCTTTAATTAGTTTATTCTTTTTAGCTTCATCAAGACCTAAAATAACGGTAAGATCTAATCCAAGTAATGCAGCTTGTTTACCTAAAGTATTTGCAGTAAGTAGTTCTTTTCTTTGTTTCTCAAGATTCTTTTTACGTTCTTCTGCTCTGGCTCTTTCATCTAAATTAGCCTGAGTAGCTCCTTTAGTTTGCAAGTCTTTAATCTTTTCTTCTTCATCAATTATTTTCTTAGTCAATGAAAGGATATTTTCTCTTGTCTTCACATCATAAGTCAAATATTCAGTTAGATCAATATTTAAAGAAGCTAATGCGTCCTTCAAAGATAGACCTAGTAATTTACTTGCTTCATCTGCTTTAGCTTTGATTGTTGCTTTATTTTTAGAGAATTCGAGTAAATTAGCTAACAAAGATTTACTTGGATCATATTTTTGATCTAGCGCAGTTTCGATATCTTTAGATATTGCAGTAATTTTGTCTACAGTTTCTTTAGAAAGCTCGCCAAAAGATTTATCTAGTAGATCAGGAGAGAACTTAAACAACTCTGTGAATGTATTATTTAAAGTTTTAGGACTAACTTTATCATCAAATTCTTTAATTTGTTTATCTAAAGTTTCTTTGAATTCACCAGCCTTAACTAAATCAAGTGGTAATCCAGTTTTACTCTTTGGTAGATTATTAATCTTACCAATAGTAATACCAATTTTAGTTAGATCATTAATTACTTCAGTTAATGGTACCTTAGATTTAATTACATCATCTATCTTTGACTTTACATTTGATTTATTAAGCTGTTCTTCTAGATTCTCTAAAGCAGTCTTTTCTTTTTCCTTTTTCTTAGGTGTAAAGCCTTCACGGATTTTATCAATCTCTTCTGTTACTGCTTTGCCTCTAGTTGCTAGTTGTTTCTTATATCTATCTATTTCCCCAATACCAGCTCTACCACCAATAGCACTTCCTTCTATCTGTTTAGCTTGTAATGATAATAAATTAGCTTCCTTTATTAATTTTGTAAGTTTCTCTTGTTCTTTAATTGGTGCAGTATATACATTACTAAAAGTCTTGAGATCGCTAAAACTAATATTGAGAAGTGCATCAGCAAAACTACCAGAAGCAAGTCTTGCAGCATTTAATTCATAAGTAATCCCTGCAGTTTCCTGTCTAATTGTATTTGCTAACTGAGAAGCCTTATTAAAGTCTTTGTTAATTTGAGCTGCTTCTAATTCTTTAGTTAGTCTACCAACATTTGTGATTCTATCGAAAAGACCTCTAAAATTACGTTCATCTAAGTTTAGTAGATCTACCCAATTAACGCCAGAGATATTTGCTGTCTTCAATGCTGTTTCTATTTGATACTTAATTGTACTAGAAGCAGATTTCTCTAATTGTAAGGATACAGCAATCTTTAAATTGTTAATTGCTGCATTTATACCTGAAGCTTCCGTTGCATCTTTTGTTTTAAGTAATTGAGCTTGTAACTGTTTTAACTTTTCAACTTTATCTTTTATTCCAGGAAGATCTTCAACATTAAACACGCCATTTGCATCGTATGATATTTTTAGAGCATCTAAGTTTTCGGTAAGAGTCTTGATATCCTTTTGGAATACTGTAACTTCAATATTACGAACTTTTACATCTCTAGCACGAGTTGCAACTTCCGCATATTCCTTTACAGCCTTTTCAAGTTCTTCTTTTGCTTGCTGAATATCCGCCCTTTGTTGGGCTCTTTCTTCAGGTGACAAGAAGAATCCACGGAAGCCTTCGGCATTACGAAGGTTCTTAAGTGCCTCATCTCTTGCTTGAGCTGTTTTGTTAATAGAGGCAACAAGATCTTTTCTCTCATCACCTAACAAATCACCTTTACCAATATCTTCAAACTCTTGGAATGCAAATTCAATTAATGCTGCTGAGTCAATAATTTCCTGACCTAAATAAGATACATCTGTTCTAACACTACCAGTTAATCTTTTACTCCAATCAGTAAATATTGCAGCAGTTTGATCACCACTTAGGATTAGACCCATCCTTTGAGCAAAATTAGTAAAGAAATCATACGCAATATTTGTATCAAATAGCTTATTAAGTGCAAATGCAAATACATTATAAGATGCATCTAATGGCGCAAGAACTATTCTGGTTAAAGCTGAACTAGCAATTTGGATTACTTCAGCTGTTAATCTTGCTACAGACTTTTCAATTTTTGCAGGCTCTGCTCTGAAATTTATAGTAGCAATTCTAGCATCAAAAGCAATATCCTGGCCCTGTGTTTTACTTACTCTTTCACTAAACTTTTCGTACCTGTTTAATAAAGTTTCTATTTGCTTTGTTGTCTTCTCTGAGACTTCACCAAGTTCTTTCGATTCTTCTTTAGCTGCGCCTATAGACTTTTCTATAGCCTTTGATAAACTAGTAAATTCACCTACATCTTTTGGATTAATATATTTTAAAGAAATTTGATTCGAAGAGTTGTTAAACTTAGTTGATAACTCAGGATTAATCTCTTTTAGGTTATTAGAAATATTAGTTGCACGTTTACTAAACTTTTCAAATTGGCTAAATTCTTGGATAGCCCTTGGTATTGCTTCTTTTATACCTGTAGTGAACTCAATCAAAGTATTAGTTGTTTTTCTTAAACCATCACTAAACTTTTCTGTGAATGTATCACCATCACCGATAGTATAAATTAAAGCTCCAAATAAAGTAATAACACCAGTTGCTGCTGCTGCAGTACCTGTTAGAATAGGTATAAGTCTAGCTAACCAAGATACCTTGTTTGAAGGGCCCATTAAAGCCGCATCTTTTAATAGTCCGAATTGTTTTAATACAAAATCAAACGCTTTTGAGATACCTGCACGAACAGAAGAATTACTTAATAAGAACCAGCCTAGTAAACCACCTTCTAGAGCATAATTAGATACTGTAGCAGCAATATCCATTACTCCAGCTTTTGCCTCAGTAGTAAATAAAGTAATTAATGCACTTAATGCAATTACTGTACCTGCTTTACCAAATAAGATTTTTCCAATTGCGCCTGTAGGTCCAAAAGTAGCACCCAAGCCAGCTAGTCCAGTAAATTTGTTTCTTACAAATTCTAGGAATAAATCTAATTCCGCTTTTATTTTGCTAGCCGCATTTAGTCCAGTGGCAGAATTCAATATTGTATTTTTACTTACATCATTAGCTGCTTCTTTGGCAATATTACTTGCAGTATTAACATAGCTACCAAATGAATATGTTATTCCATCTGGCTTAGAGCCAAGGATAATAGCTTTTAATAAAGAATCACCTGTCTTTGTTCCGGATGCTGCTTTATCTGCAGATTCCTTTGCTGTTTTAGTAAAGTTACTAAACATATCTTTGTCCATACCTGCACCAGACATTGAGAAATCAGCGGCACTAAAGCCACCTTTCATTCCTGCCTTTGGTCCAAAAATGAAATCGGATAAAGATAAGCCACCAGCTAAGAAAGACTTCTTACGTTCTTCATCAGTTACTCTCTTAATACCAGTAAACAATTTAGCAATTGTTGACTTTGCATTGGTTAAAATAGTTCCAGCAACGGTACTATTATCAAATAACCTAGCAAACATATTTTGTAATACTGAGCTACCTGCAGTTTGTGCAGTAATCATTGCTGTAATTTTTAGAAGAATACTTCTAACAGCGTCTACTAAAATCTTACCAGCTACATCTCTACCTAAAATTGCAGTAACTAAAAGTGGAGTTGCAACAAATGCAGCTTGCACAAAGTTTACTTCTTTTGTAAATACAGAGAGTAAAGCGGTAATACCTGCTACAGCAAAGGCTACATCAACCTTATCACCAAACACACGTTTAATAATTGATTCTTGTGTAAGTTTAGATGTGACGCTAGATGATAGTATACCACCTAATCCTTTACTGACTTCCGAAATTTGTTTTGTAATCTGATCAAAGCCAACAACTCCAAATATCATTAAAGGTAAAATTCCAGTTTCACCTAATGTTAAAAGATTTAAAATACCTTTAACACCATTACCAATTAAACCTAAATCGCCTAAGAATTCATTAATAAATCCAGAACTAAAACTTATAATTGCACCAATAATAGATGGAATTTCTTCAACGGCACTCTTTAATAAAGTTGCAAGAGTAGAACCTAAGTTCCTACCAATTTCACCAATTATCGAAAAGTTAAAAACAGAGGATAGCCCATTTTCTAAAGCGAAACCTAGATTTTTTGCTATGTTAAGACCTAGTACAGCTACAAAAGTAGACAATGCTGCTGGACTAACTAGAGAAGCGATAATACCACCAACAACTGCAGTAGATGCAACTCTAGCTGCTTTTTCTAATGAGTCAGAATTGATAGATAATGTGTCTGTAATTTCTCCGCCTAAATCACCGAAGGAAAAATCTTTTCTTGATAAATTGCTAAATAAGTTTAATACAGCAGAGCTAAAGGCTTTTATTTTCTTAGTACCTTCAGATACTAATTTATTTGACCAACTAAGGATTCCTTCTACCATATCTGGCCAGTAAGAACGGCCAACTACTTTATCATAAATATCAAAAAACACTGCTTTAACTCTGATCCCAAAAGCACGAATATTAAGGTATACATTGTTTAAAAGTTTAGTATACTTGTCTATCCTTTTTACACTTTCTTCATAGTATCCAGCATACTGTAATTCAATTCCAAGGTTATGTCTAGCTCGCATGCCAATTCCTGCGGCTGCCCTAACTAAGGCTGCATTACCTTTTCCAACTTGTTCAGTTGCTGATTTATAAAAGCTAGATAAAGATGAGAATAGATTTGAAGAAAAGGAAGAACTTACGGCATCCTTAAACTTAATACCAAAGGTAATAAATAACCTTAGTGTATCATCAAGTAAAGTTATAACTGAGTTTTTAACTGCTTTTGTAGAGACCTGAAATCCTGTTGCAAATTTATTTATGTTTAAAAGTCCAATTGATGAAACCATCAACACTAAACTATTTGTAACACTTACAGCAAATTTTTCGGTGTATGCGGAAAATCCAGATAGACTAAAAATAAATCGGCCAATAGTAGTTGAGATACTACCCACTACACCTCCAAATGATCTTCCTAATTCAATTAGGTAAGAGCCAACAGCTTGTGTTGCTACTTGAAAAGCAATAATGAATTTTTGGAAAATAACTGCGCCTAATCTGTCAAACAACCTTACTATCTCAGATACATAATCACCAATTGCTTTTATTTTGTCAAATCTTACATTGCCAATAACAATTAGTTTATTCTCTAAAAGGCCTAGACTAGCTAGAAATTCCCTGAATGGCATTAGGAATTTAACAATCTCCCGATAGTTTAAAGCATCTAGTAGGGCTGTACCGATCTCTACGTCACCTGAAAGTATTTTCCACCATCCTTGTAGACTAGTCAAGTCCGGATCTTTAATTACTTGCACAAGATTAGCAATATTCTTTTGTAGTTCAGGTATAGACTTTGACAAAGCTATTCTTGATATTGCATCAAAGAAGTCAGATTTGTAATCTACGCCAAAGAATTGTAATGTTCTTCTAAATACAGCTGCCGTTGCTGTCAATACGCTCTTTAACCTTATAGACTCTTCTGTATAGAGTTTTAGGAATGCAATATTTAAATTAGCACCTAATTGAAGTTGTAAGAAAGATACAACTGGAATTAATCTTTTAATCTCAATACCTAATTGAGCAAACAATGGTGCTACTGATCTACCCAAATCTGCTGCAGTATCAATTGTATTTTGAATACTAGCAGAAATAATAATTGCAGAGGTAACTATTGCATTTCTATTTTCAGCTATAATATCTGCTGCTGCACTAATTGCTCTGGCTATACCAGGAGTTCTTCCCGTTTCAGTAAAAATTTCACCTAAAGTTAATCCTGCTATATCCTTTATCTTTAATAAAGATTGGCCAACTGTTAATCCTACTTTTTCAAACTCAGCAGAGATTTGTTTAGATTGACTAGATAGTGCATCAAAAATAGCTTCGGTAGTTACTTTACCTTCTTGAGCTAAAGCACGAAGCTCTCCAAGGCTTACCCCTAGGCCATCTGCGATAGCTCTAGCGAGTCTAGGTGTTTGTTCAAATACTGAGTTAAGCTCTTCTCCACGGAGAGTGCCTGACTGTAAACCCTGATTAAGCTGGGTTAGAGCTGCTTTAATAGAGTCTGCAGAACCACCAGAAACAATGCTTGCCTTCTGAATAGTATCTGTAATCTTTAAAATTTCACTAGAAGGCTTTTTAAGAGATTTTGCTAATCCCGAAAATACTTCTGTAGTTGATTCAATGCTTGTTCTTGTACTTTGGGATATCTTAACAAGTTCTTGTTGAACTCGAATAAGCTCGCCCATATTGTCTATACTTAATGAAAGTCTAGAATTTAATTGAACAAAAGAATCAGAGGTTTTCTGCACAACAGCTGCAAAGCTGAATCCTGCAACAACTCCTGCAACGCTCTTAGCGAGAGAGGCAATCGAATCTGCTGTCGATTTTGCTGTATTCTCAATACCTTGGACTGACTTGTTCAGTTTATTAAGGTCACGCTGGGCCTGTTGAGAATCAGAAGATATCGTAAATTGAATATCTGACATGATTTCTCCTTAAGTTAAAAAAGCCCTTAACATGTTTTTAGGCACATCAAGGGCTAGGGAATGGTTATTCAATTGTGAAACCATTTTGTAAAATTGTATTTTCAATAAAGTAAGGAGCAGCTTGTTTAGAGTGTCCAGCGTTTAAGTATACAATGTAGTCAGCGTCATTAGACACTGTGTATGTTCTTCCAAAAAGATTAAAGAGTAGTGGAGAGTACCTGACGTTGTAAGTCAAGCCAGGCGTATTTAGAGTTTCTAAATTCCATCTGCTTCTTGCATAACCTGTATCAACAGGTGTAGCAGCCACTAAATCTTCTACTAAATTATTTATTCTTTCTTCAGACTCTATATTAACCGTGTCACTCATCTTTTTTATAAGTGACCCAAGTAGAGTCCTACTCCCTGTAATCCTGATCATCGACAGATACCTCCCATTTAATATTCTCTGATACTGCAGCTTGTTGCAACTTAGCGAATAGTCCAGAGGAAACAAGAGTACGGCTTAACCTTTTCTCTTCGGCTTCCCGATCAGCTACCTTTTTCATTTGAGCTAAAGAATTAAATAACGCCTCTGGTTTTTGTTTAACACCTTGAGCAGCTAATAGCATATACGCTCTATTGTCATCTCTCCAACCAATAGGTCTTTCTTTAAAATACAATAGCCAATTTACTAATTCATCATAAGGCATTTCACTTGTCAGTTGGTATACTGGCATTTTTAAATGAAATGCTAACTCATAAATTTCTAGTAACTCAGCAGATATCGTATTTACTTCTTGACGTTTCCCAAGCCTGAGAATTCAAGAATATCACTAGATAAACGACTTAGTTCTTCTAGTGGGAATTGTTCAATTTCGTCTGAAGAAAGGCTATCTGCACCTTCTACAGCGTTAGTGATTACGAAAGACAGTACTTCCATACTATTATCTTTCTCACCTGCATTTTGTGTAAGTTCTTGGATTGCCATAACTTGTGCTACGGTTAGCTTGTTGATTACAACTTCTTCTCCAAGAAATTTAACTTTCTTAGTCATTTTCTTACCGATTAAATGTTTCATTTTATATTTCCTTACTTTTACTTATTATCACTAAATAGATGTTTGTTGTTCTCTTGAAAATCATCTAATACTTTGCGTACAGTATGCAACACAGATAATGTTTCCATAATCTCTTTACCTACTTGACTATCTTTGTCGAAGTCTTGAAACCTCTCAAATGATTTACGAATACTAATATCAACACTACGTCTCATATGACGGAATGTAGTTTTCATAACAAATGATTTGCTGAATGGTGGTTTATCTTCTTTATTATCAACCATAATTATCCTTAAATACTATATAATACTACCTAGGGGAGGCCTCAGATCTCTCTTTAGCGTCCCCTGGTAAAAGGGGAAATTAATCCCCTAAGTCATTAAACTGCGGCTACAGTTGCTGGACCGTAGAACTGGCTTTGTACAGACAAAGTCAAAGTTGCTTGGTTAGCGTCTGTTAGCTGTGGGCTTACTAACAAGGCTTCTAGCTTACCAACGAAGTAGAAGTTAGAGTTAGCGGAAGCACCTAAACCACTAGCGTTGGTTTCAAGGCTAGCAGGCTTAGAGTTCAAGAGGGAGAACTGGAAAGCATATTGCTTACCGTCACCAACTTTACCACCTAAACCGCCTACAACTGTAGGATCCCACTCGGAAGGCACGTAGTTAATTGTGATTTCGAGGTTAGGAGCATCAGATTGACCTTGAATCTGCTGTGATGTTGCTGAACCATAAACAGGAACGTTAACAATGTTGGCAGGTGTACCGATTTGTGGGAACTCACGAACGTTCTTGATTTCCTTAAATGCGGTGTCGTCTGCAAACAATGCTACCAATTCTGTTAGTGTATCAGCAGAAGTGATGTTTGTAATAGCGGTAGTATTAACTGCAAGAGCAGAGTAGATACCAGCGCCAATAGAAGTAATGTGTGCCATGTTATTTATTCTCCATAAGCTTTAAAATTTATTGAATAATCGCCACGATAAAGTGATTTATCTGCGGGATCAAGGCCAAGCTTCACTAAAGTGCTTGTGCCAAATTGGGTTCCATTTGTCAAAGTCTTCCCTTGAAAAAATGAATCTATTGAGTCAGCAATGCTAAATAATTGAGCATCACCGTTTCCTGCTTTAACAAAAATCGAAAGGATTAGCATCCCAGATAATTTTTTCTTAAGGCCATGAGCATCAACAGTAGACTTTCCAGGCAATATAGTAATTCTGATAAATGCAGAGGAACTATCAATAGCTCCGCTATAATTATCAGGATATGCTTTATAACCTGTAGCTGTCCAACTAGGCGATGCAAATACGCCATAAACATCTGATTTTAATTTACTGAACATATTAAACTCCCGCTAAAGAGAGTACAACTATGAACTCATCCTTTGAAATAATATTACAACCGTATTCTACGGAATCAATTGTTACCCGAGAGTAGCGACTGAAATTAATTGTTTTATCATTTTTAATTGTAAGAGAAGTTGTTGTTACAGGAATTCCAGATTCATAAGTTTTAGATGTACTTAGAAAACCAAAGGTTGTATAAGTCTCATCTGTTTTAACTATTGAACCTGTGCTAAAACTAAATCCACTAACGATTTTATTGTCAAAAGTAACAGATACAGATAGATCTTTTAATTTTTCAAAAGCAGTATCTACGGATCCTTGTACTTTTGATTTGAGAGACATTTAGTTTGCCCTCCACCATTGAGTAGAACCTTGATTTACTAGAAGTGGTTTTAGGTACTTTTTAACAAGACTGGGAACTACTGGAGTTCTAGTTGTGTCATTATTACTATCTTTCAATGTAATAGTACCAATAGAAATTTCTTCAAAGTTTTGAGTTTTATTATCTAATAAATTTTCATTAGACAATAAATGATAAGCCATTTCTAAAACAGCTTGTTTCATTCTTTTAGGAATTTCAGATTCACTATAAGTAATACTCTGTCCTAATCTAGGATCAAAAGTTGAAGCCCCTTTACGAGGCCACGCAAGACTCTGTGTGGAACTGACAGCAACACCAATAAATTGATTTTCATCAAGTAAAAGAGTTGCAGTCACTAATGCTGACTCTTGGTCATCGTCCTGAGCGTTTATCCATGCACCCGCATCAATGCGAGTATCAAAGTATGCTTCAGCTTCGACCATAGTTACATATGTGTTTGTACCTAGGACTAGTGCCATCAGTTCCTCCTAATGGATTAAGCGTGGAGAATAGGTAGAATACCTAAGTTCAATGCGCTCATCTTACGTGCCCATGAACCAGCGGTTGCAAAAGCAGTGTTGCTAGCGAAGGCATTTGTAGCGCCAGCCCAGTCGTAACCCATTGGGTGTACAACGAAGCCATAACGATACCAGATAGAGGTAGAACCGCCACCAGTGTAAGAAGAAGCTGAACGATCAACTTCAACAGGTGTAGGAACAGCAATGTTTGTAAAGCTGATAGCACCTGGCTTGCAAATGAATGTAGTCTTTGTAGAACGATCATTTACGTTAGCAGAAGCAGACAAGTCACCTTGAGCAACACGGCTCAAGATCAAACGGAACTTACCACCGAATACGGTTTGGAATGTCAAGTTACCATCGGTAACAGTTGTAACATCAACCAAGTTAGCAGCACGGAGTTCAGCCAATACTTCAGGTGAAGTGATCATGTACATGAAGTCAGGCTCATAGTCCTTGAATGCCATGCCAAGAGCTTGGAACAAGCGTTGACCACGAGCAGCACCAATAGCTGTAGCGTCAAACAATTTACGCTGGTCAGAACCAGAAGTAGCAGCAGCACCGAAAGTACCAGCAGCGTTAATGTCAACGAAGTTACCAACACCAGCGCCATCAGCGTCTGTGTCATAACCAACGATACCAGCACCACGAGATACTTCGTATGCAGCTACGCCCTTGAGGGTAGCAACAACAGCATCAGACTCGTCTTGGCTACGAACTTCAGAGAAGTCACGAGCAATCTTAGACAAACCATCTTGCTGAGACACGACTTGTTGGAGGTTAACTTGTTGTGAACCAAATGTACGGACTGTCTTGATGTAGTCAGCAATTTCGGTAGACACATCAGTGTAGTTACCATCATTAGAAACGGAAAGGCTAGCAACATTAATGTTAGCTGCCAAAGGCTTGTACCAGCGCATTTGACCAATGAAGCTCTCGCCTGTTGGGTCGATACGGGCATCAGTACCAACGATACCAGTGCTGTTTAGCTTCTTGGCGTTGGTGTACATTTCGTCAGCATATGCAGAAATAGCAATAGCTACGTTTTGGAACATTGTATGATTAATCATTTAAAAAATCTCCTATGATTTTAAAGGTTGAAGCTACCTAATTTACCACCTGCAGCAAGTGCTAACACTTCTTCAGTAGTCATTTCAGTAATCTTCTTATTGGGATCGAGTTTGGGAGTACCGTTCATATTGTTACTACCACCCCCTGAATTAGATTTAGGTTTAAATAGGAAAGAATTATCTTCATTCTTTACATATTGTCCTACAAAATCTTTGATTGATACACCTGATTTGTGAATCCATGCACCAGTCTCTGGATCTTGGATGAGTTGATCGATAATATCACGATAAGCCATTTGGCTAGATCGCTCATTACGGAAATCAAGGCTAGTTAATGCATTACGAACTGCACCATCTCGAGTGAGTTCAGTTACTTTGCTTTCGGCTAACGCAAGCTTTTCAGTGAGTTCTGCGAGCTTCATCTCAGCAACTTCTTTATGCTTACCTTCGTCCTCTAAAGCTTTCATCTTACGTTGTTTAGCTTCATCTTCTAAACGAACACGCTCTTTAACAGCATTGTCACGTTCTTGATATGCTTTGTCTAAACTTTGTTTGATCTTAGAAAGACGCTCTTCAACCATACGATTGATCATGTCTTCTGTCTCTTTATTGCTAGTACCGCCTCCACCATTATCAACCTGATCGGCTTGAAACTCTGGGTTTAGTGTGGTACCATCATCGAGGAACTCTTTGTTTCCGAACTTATCTACTTTCATCTTTGTTTTCCTTTGGCACAGCCATTTAATTTTAATTTTTTAGGGTTTAGTTACAAACTTAAACTCTTACGGTCCAATACCATACCAATCCATACCTTTAGGTATAGGAGCTAGTATATCTTTTCTCGTAATCTTGTTGCGAGGATTTAGTAAGCCATCCTCAATAGCTTTTTGGCGAAGTCGATTATATGTCTCATTTGACATACCTTCTTCTTTCAGTGCCAGTAATGTTTTCTCTATTGTATCGCCTTCAAGAGCATCCGCATAAATTTCTCTAAGCGCATACTTGGACTTTGCTGCTTGTCCTATGTTGGTGAAGAACGCATCGTGAATCGTAGCGGTTTCAATACCATTTTTACGACCCCATAAATGAAATCTCCTTACAATAGTAGCATCGTTCATGTGGTTACCGTTAACCCCCATGCCAATACCTGCCCTCATCAGGCTTGATTTTCCTAGAAGTGAAGCATCTTCTGCTCGATCTTCGTAAATATTACGGACCATCCTATTAGCCTCTTTGTCATAGAACTCAATGCTAGTTTGGATTTTAGGTCTGTATCTCTGGTATAAAGTCTTACCGTCAAATGTTACCCAAGGCACATCGACCTTCTGAGTTTCATCAACGTAAGCTTTAGCAGCTTCTTTCCAGAATTGTACGAATTTTTGAGTTACTGGTGCTCTCTCAGCTAGTCTCCGAGACATGATCTCTGATACTGCCTTGAAGTCTTGAGGACCTATTAGTCCCTTACGAGCATTCATTAACTTATCGACAAACGCTTCTACGTCTGGGTGAGAATCACGAGCGTGTGATAAAAGTTCTTGCCCCACAGGGGTCTCACCTTCAACAACTTCGTTTAACTCACGTTTTAATTGTTTAAGACCAAATACGACATTTTCGGCACCTAGCCTATCTGCCTCTTTAATCTTTGCATCTATAATATTAGTTACTCCACGAAGTTCTTCACGAGTAACAACAGTATATCCTTTTGTTTCTAACACTGAAGCAAATTTGGCTTCAATATTAGCTGCTTGTGTTGCTTTACCTGCACCATAGAAAGAAACCATGTTCTGAGCTTTTGCAGCCTTTTGAAGGTCTGTCCATTGAACATTAGCATCTCTTAATCCTTGTATCTTTTGGAACTCTGGATCAGACACTGTATCCATAGCTACCAAGTCATACAAACGATTCTTTTGTAATGTAGGTAATACATTTGAGTTGATTGAAATATCTCTATCTCCCGTACTTAATCCGATGATTTGAGCACCAGAGGAGGAAGCATCGTTTTCAATCATTAATTTTGTTTTATAAGTTGCCAGTCTATTTGTATTAGTAAAGTCACCATCGACATGATCATATATACGAGCATACTCAATGGCTAACCTAGAGATCTTTGGGATTTCTTCTGCTTCAGTAGCCCTGATAATAGGGTGTTCTAGGAAGTCCCTAATACGCCTATCACGTTGAGTTGTTTCTCTCATTAACCTGCCTAAGCTTAAAACATCTTTTTGATTTCTCATAAAGATTTCCATACGACCTGCTTGTGTCAATGCTTCAGTAGCTGGACCTAACATAGCTCCAGTTTGAATCATTAACTCTTGTACAATCTCAGGTGTAACAGATTCTGCCTTAGCAGTATTTAAGAATGGTCGAACAACTTCACCGCCAGTAGGTGTTAAGAAACCTTGGTAGTACACACGACCACGACCATCGATATTAGCAACAACGCTAAATGGCTTTCCAGTATCTCGATGATACTTTACAGTTTGCATAAAACTATAACCTTGATCTCCACGAGTTAAAATAAGTTTTCTAAAGTCATTTAAGTCATCATATTTCTTTACATTCCCACGGGGATCTCTAAAGCGCACAACATCTTCCATGAATCCAGCATACTCATTATCAACCTCATACTTAACTGACATTGTATGATTCAACATATCAGCAAAATCATTGTCAATTAATACCTTATCATAGTTAGCATTAGCTCTACGTGTAATAATAGGAATACCCGTATTATTACCCCTAGCATCAAAATAAGTTTTAGCTCCAGGTCTTACATACAATTTATCTCTATCAGAGTTAATACCAATTCGTTTTGCTAATAAAGCACTACGATTAGCTCTTTGTAAGTTAAGCATATCTTTATTTAAGATTTGAACTTCACGACTAACAGTGTCCCTCCAAGGTCCACTAGCCCGACCAGTCTCAAGATCAACAACTGATCTTCTAGTCTTGCCACGCATAACTACACGAATGTAGCCTTTGTCTTTTAAGGCTGTAAGAATCTGTGAACCATCAGCATGATAGTCTTGTAATGTAGGTTTGAAGAATGGGAAGTCTGCGACATTCCAAGATTCTCTTAATGTTTTCCCTACATTAATTGCCAATGAATCATAGTCAGTTGATTTACCATCAGCAACAACAGTCAATACCTTTGATAAAGTATCAATTGCTTTCTTATCATTTAGACCGCCCTCTACTAGTTGGTTTAAATAACTTTGTCTTCGTTTACCAAATAAAAATTCTAAGTCCACAATTTTACGATAGTCTTCTCTTCTGTTTCTTAAGAACTCGTCAATGAGTCTTTCGCTAGGTACTTTATCTTTAAAGAAAAATTTAGCCCCAGGAATATTCTCAAGTAAGAACTTTACTACCTTGTCTTTGAAGTTATCAACTCCAATCCTAGGAGCACCTCTAAACCAAGTATATACAGGAGTTCTTCCAGTATAATATAAGGCTCTAGCTAAAGGTCTACCCTCTGTAGTAGCCCAATTACGAACGTATCGTTGATTATCAATATTATTCTCAATGATCTCATCAAAGGTATAATATTTACCAAAGATCTGAACCTTAGCTGCTTCTCCAGCAACTCCATAAGAATCAAACTGTTGAGATCTAGCTCTTGATCTACGATCTAAAATACGACTAGTATTAACTACAGAATATTGCATCTCACCACGAGTAACATTCATGAAGTTAACCCATGGTTGCTTATCATTATTGTATCGTTCAAACACAACACGTAGATTCTCTGCAATAGCAGTCTGTTGGTTTACAGATACAGAATCATCTAAGCTTTCAACAAATTGTTGGATCCATACTTTCTGTTCTTGATTAAGAGCTTTAGAATTTTTAATAAAGTCTATACGTTCTTGTAGTACACCAAAGTCTGGGTCATAAAGTAAGGTAGAAGTTTGTTCCCCTGTGAATGGATCAAAGCTGTTATTACGCTCATCAAACTCATTGTTTGCCCGAATACGAGTTGAGCGTTTACCTTGAAGAGTAGTACCACGGTAGTCTACTAAAGAAATAGTCTGAGCAGTATTCTCAGTATCTGCAATATACATTGCCTTTAATTGTTTAGTAGCTTCTGTGTCCCTCATTAATTCATAAGGTCTAGCCACATTAACTGCAAATAAATTAGATTCTGTTTCAGCTACTGCTGATTGTCTAGTTGGAAAAAAGCTTGTTCTTGCATTATCTAGTTTTCTTAAAGCAGCAATACTTAGTTGTTGACCTTTAGCAGTAGTAAATGCTTTTACATCAAGGATACCTTTTTGTAACAAACCAGCACGTTCTTCACTACCTAGATGTTTAACCTGAACCATCATAGGCTGACGTTTAAGCCAAGAACCATAAGTCTCTACTGGAGGTAAACTACCGTCAACAAAGTTTTCAGAGGTATCTTTTAACTTGTTAACCTTTACTCTTGTATCTTCTGCCTCAGCAGCTTTTAAGAGTTCTTCCTTATTCTTTAAAACAGGAACCATAGAACTACGGCAATTCCAGTGGAGTGGTGGTCTAAATCTTAGATCATCAATCTTGTATACTTGCCCATCATGGTGTGCACAGATTTTTGAAGTCCTATTATCTAGTACTGCAGTAAACCTGTAACCTTTTAAGAGTTCCTTATTACGATCCATTACTAAGTTAAGTGCTTGTGCTTGTGTATTAGTAATAGCAGTCCTAACTAAAACTTTAGCTTGAACTTCAGTCAAGGTAGTTGTCTTAATTACATCTGAAATAATTTCTTTTACTGGCTTATTATCTGCTAAACCAGATTTAATTTTCCCATCAATTCTAGCAAGTTCACTTGTACCTACAGTATCAAAGTGATCTCTTAAGCTTTTAGATGCCGTAATATTAGGTCCAATAAGCTTTGGAATAGCGTCACTACCCCTAGGCTTTTGAACTCTGAAGAATGAACCTGCACTCTTCTCTAAATTGTTAGCATGAAAGCTTACAGAGGCATCTGCATAATCACTAACTGAGTTGCTAGCAATCATGTGCAACTCTTTTGTTGCTCGAGCTACCTCTGGCTTTACATCAGCTTTAATATTCTTTGTTAAGAGTATTTTAAGCCGCTTTTGATGTCTACGGATGCCCCTACTAACATTAGTAGAGGTTTCCGCTTCATATAATCTTGTATCAGCTAAGTGCTGTACAATTCTATCATAAATTTCCGTATTAATAGGAGTTGGCATATTTTCCCTTGATACTATACAATATATGCATCAAGGATGCCCGTATTATACAGTGTTGTCGTTGTCATCGTCCCCATTATTAGGGCGCATATTATCTGTGTCTGAGATAGAAGAATCTATGCTCATTGCCTTAGTGTCTACTAGAGGGTCACTCTGAATCTCTGCAATACCATCTTCATCATTGTACTCAGCTGGGAGCACATCATTAAATTTAGCAATTGAGATAAATGTAGAACGTGGAATAATACCTTGCTGGTACCACTCTGTAACTAGTCTCATCCAGTCTGCGCCTACGGGAGTAGGATTAAAGTCAGCGCTCAGTGTGAACTTAATGTCTGTAGGAAGAACCTCAACATTATATTTCCACTTAAGCATTACTGCAATGATCTGTCTCATTGTCTCTGAGATACGAGTATTAAGCATACCTAACTGAGCAGTCTGGGCAGCATTACGGATTTCTAAGCTTACGCCTGACTCACCTGAAGAACCTTCTGGTGAAAGCATCCGAATACCCATACGAGCCATCTCTTCAATAGTAGCTTCTATACTCTTTTCCATATCCTTCAATGCACCTGTTGGTGTATCCAAGGCTTTAATATCGTCTCCAGCACGGAGCTTAATCCATGAGCCTAGACCTGCATCTACAATGTTTTCAAACTCTTCATCAGTCATATCTGACATGACTACTGGAGTGTATGTAGCTGCCCCATAGAGTAAGTGATTACGACGGCTAATCTTGTTGTACAAAGCAATCTCACGATCAATTAATGATTGTAGGATTGGCTCAACAGGATCAATCTGACCATTCAACGGATAGGCGGGAATGAAATTCATTCTCTCACCATTCATCAAAGGTACTTCTGTACGTATTTTTACCCATGCCGCATTAGCATTGTCTGTTTGGTACTTAGATGTAACGTTACCATTAATAACGCTTACAGACTCATTAGTGTCTCGTGTGTAAGTATCTACAACAAGAAAGCCTGACTCATCTAAGTGATAGTGAGTAACAGTGTCTACATAGTCTGGATGGAACTCATTCTTAGAGTAGTCTTCCATGTAATAACGGAAGAGTAAGCTTGTAAGTACTTGTTTATTAGTATTACGGTCTTGACCTCTACGCCAGTTAATAATGTTCTCAGCTTGAATAAGCATTACGTATGGAGACAAAGCCTTAGCTTCTTCCATAGTGAGAGCGTCTGGATTAGATACTGTAGGATAATCTACCAGACACCAAGCTCTTGATGATTGTAGTTCTTCCCAAATGGCAGCATCTAAGAAGCCATGAAGTGAAGTACCATCAGCACCAAAAGAAGTGCGAATCCAGTCTTCAGTTCCTTCAGGGAACAAGTTGTCAGGTAGTTCAATAGATGCTTGCTTACGTAACAATCCACCAACAAGAACTTTAGCATATTGTGCTGTTAGTCCTGGTAATTCACCTTCAGCACGATAGAAGTTGTACTGTTGTGCAGTCATTGTTGGGGAGAAAGGTAATAGTAAGTTATTGTATGTTGCAGTATCAATTACATCATCGTATGCTCGTGCATGTTGTTGACCATTGAGAACAGCTCTAGCTCGTTCCCAAATAGGGCGCATAGACTCGTATGCTGCATTTGGATCCCCTAGGCTTTTCGTCTTAGCCTTTGATGGGGTCGTTGTTAGGTTTGCCATTTAAAGTTTCTCCTCCATAAGCATCCTAACAATCTTTGCAACGATGTCTGAGCGAACAATATCGTCTACACCAAACTCGATGATAGGAA